TCCGGAAGATATGTTCCCGTCGTATGCTATCGAAAACGATTTGCAGTATGTGGATGAAAAGATCAGAAACTACTATCAGATCGGGGAACACCTGACAGATGAAGAAATGGAAGAAGCTGACGAAGCCGCAGCGCAGCCCGAAATTGAAAAGCCCACAGCGGGCAGACGTGGACGCAGAGCAACACCGGCAGACACAGCGGAAAAGCCCCGCAGAAGCCGCAGAACAGAAGCAGAGGAAGAAGAACCGGCAGAAGATAAGCCGGCAGAGGAAACACCGGCAGAGGAAGAAAAGCCCCGCCGCAGACGCAGAAAGGCGGAATAAATATGGATACTGCTTGGCTTGAAAAAGCAATTGAAGCGATTCATTCCGGAATTGCTGATAAATTGTGCAAAGACAATGTGACAGTTTACCGTGTAAAAAACATTATCCGCATTGATATTAAGGAGGAAAACAACAATGGCAGCAATTGATTTCAGCAAATTTGACAAACAGGTGGACAAAAAGAAGCTTGCAGAGGACGTTAAAAAGGCAAGGGAAAACGGCGGCAGCGGTGAGGATACCCCCGCAGGCTGGTATTTCGGCGTGTTTGAAAAGTTTGAACTTGGTGCTACAAAGGACGGCAGACCGATGTTCAAATGTCAGTTTCGTATCCACGGCATGTACGAGGACGGCGAGGACAAGGAAAAGCCGACAGAGAAGTACAAGAAGAAGTGCGTATTCATGAACCGTGTTGTTTACGGTACAAAGAATGACGGCAATATGATTCAGTCCCTGCTGGGATGGCTTGAAAAGCTGGAATGCGAAGATATTGACATTTTCTTTGACAGCTATTCACAGCTGAATGATCTGATTCTTGACATTGCAGAAGATATTGACGGTGTGGAATTCGACATTGAATATGATCCGGACGCATTCAACAGCATTTCCATTGACGGTGAAACACTGCCGTTCTAACAATCAAAATTCGATGTTCTGCGGGGTAAATAATACCCCGTGGGGCATTGCATAGAAAGCGAGTGGTTTTGTGCTTCACTTCTATGATTTTGAATGTTTCAAATGCGATTGGATGGTTGTAATTATCAATCCAATAAACAAGACCGTTACAGAGATTGTAAATGATCCCGCTGCACTGCTAAAATACTACGAAAAATACAAAAATGAAATCTGGATAGGCTATAACAACAAAGGCTACGACCAGTATATTTTCAAGGGTATTTTGTGCGGATTTGATCCGAAAAAGGTAAACGACCATATTATCAAAAAGAAGCTTGCAGGATGGCAATTTTCAAACCTTTTCCGGCAGTTTCCAATGATAAACTATGATGTTATGCAGACGAATGACGGCGGCTTGAAATCCCTCGAAGGATTCATGGGAAATGACATTCAAGAAACGTCCGTTCCGTTTGATATTGACCGAAAATTAACGCCGGAAGAAATACAGCTGACGCTGAAATATTGCCGTCATGACGTTGAACAGACTATGGAAACATGGTTGCGGCGTAAAGGTTCGTTTGATGCCTTGATGGGCTTGATAGAAGCGTTTGAACTGCCGTTGTCGGATTTGAGCCGGACAGATACACAGCTATCTGCAAAGATTCTCGGTGCAACACGGAAAGAATATGACGATGAATTTGACATATCATTTCCGGATACGCTGCAACTTAAGAAATACCGGTGCGTTTTGGAGTGGTTCAAAAATCCCGAAAACCGCTGTTATACAAAGGTTGTAACCGGCAGAAATGGCAAGTGCAGAGTTGTCAAGAATAATCTGGAAACTGATGTTGCAGGCGTTCCGCATGTGTTTGCGTGGGGCGGTGTACATGGTGCAATACCAAAGTACAGCGGCAAGGGATATTTCCTGATGATTGACGTTACAAGCCTCTATCCGTCATTGATGATCCGATATGGCTTGATTTCCAGAAGTTGTGCAGACCCGAAGAAATTCGAGGAAATCTATAATACCAACTTGGAAATGAAGAAAACAAAGAATCCTTTACGACCTGCATACAAGCTGGTATGCAACAAAACGTATGGCGGCATGAAAGACGTAAACAATGCGCTGTATGATCCACGGCAAGCAAACAACGTATGTATACATGGGCAGCTGCTGCTGCTGGATCTGATTGAAAAGTTAGAGCCACACTGTCAGCTGATTCAGAGTAACACGGACGGTCTTTTGATTAAGATGACCGGACGGGATACAGAAGCAAATCGGGACGCATTTTTTGAAACCATTGACGGCATTGTCAGCGAGTGGGAAAAGCGGACGGGCTTGCAGATGGAGTTTGAAGAATATGCAGCAGTGTATCAGAAAGACGTGAATAACTACATTGCAGTCAGCATTGACGGGCATGTAAAGCGAAAAGGCGCATATGTCAAGGAACTATCTGACCTTGATTATGATTTGCCCATCATCAATGAAGCGTTGGTTGCTTACATGGTGGACGGTGTACCGATTGAAACGACCGTGAACAGGTGCAATGATCTGATTAAATTTCAGAAAATTGTGAAAGTTTCCGGCAAGTATCTGTGTGCATGGCATAACGGAAAAAAGCTGTCAGAAAAATGTCATAGAGTATTTGCGTCAAGCGGATACAAAGACGGGTATATTGGCAAGCAGAAAACAGAGGGTGCAACGGTTGAGAAATTCGCAAATACGCCGGAAAGATGTTTCATCATGAACGGCGATGTAAACGGCGTTACAGTACCCGCCCGCCTTGATAGACGCTGGTACATTGATTTAGCAAAAGAAAGATTATCACAGTTTGGAGTTGTAACATAAATGTATAAACTTTTCAAGGGCTATGTTCCAACGAAAGACAAAAAGTGTTTGGTAAAATTCAAAAATGCCCGTTCAGAGGATTTGCAAACATTCCGGCAAGTTTCAAATCTGCCGGAATTTGCGGGGATTCTGAATACTGAAACAGTGCTGATTGATATTGATGACTATGAACAGTCTGAAATTTTGATGGGTATTGTGGAGGATTTGCAGCTTGCATGCAGGGTGTATGAAACCAGCAGAGGAAAGCACTTTTTATTCCGGAATTCCGGTACTTTGGAATCATGCAGAACACATGCAAGACTTGCATGCGGTTTGTCTGCTGACATTAAGCTTGGATGCAGAAACAGCTACAGCATTTTGAAGTATGCGGATAAAGAAAGACCGATAATTTACGACATAAACGACGATGAAGAATATGACATACTGCCGAAATGGTTACTGCCGGTAAAATCCAAAGTCGATTTTCTGGAAATGGAAACAGGGGACGGCAGAAATCAAGCGTTATTCAACTACATTCTGACGCTGCAATCCAATGATTTTACGGTCGAGGAATCAAGGGAATGTCTGGCGGTTATCAATGACTATATTCTGTCTGATCCGCTGTCAGATGATGAACTGGAAACGTTGAGCAGGGATGAAGCATTCCAGAAGCCGGTATTTTTCAGCGGGAAAACATTTCTGTTTGATAAGTTTGCCGTGTATCTCAAAAATAGCCGACACATCATCCGCATAAATGGCAGGTTGCATATTTACAAAGACGGTATCTATATTCCTGCACAAAAGGAAATTGAGGGCGCAATGATTGAGAATATCCCCAATTTGAACAGAACCAGACGTGCAGAAGTAATGAGCTATCTTGATTTGCTGGTTAGGGATAATTCCAAAGCTGCAAACGCTGATTATATCGCATTCCGAAACGGCATTTACTGCCTATCAGATCACACATTACAGCCCTATACACCGGATATTATTATCACAAACAAAATCAATTTTGACTATAATCCGAATGCAGAATGCGAAATCGTGGATAAGACATTTTTGAAATTGGCGTGTAATGATCCGGATATTGTGAATCTGCTGCATGAAGCAGTTGGATATACATTTTTCCGCCGGAATGAATTGCGTAAATCCTTTATGCTGACCGGTGAAAAGAAAAACGGTAAATCCACATTTCTTGCAATGTTGCGGACGCTGTTAGGCGATGACAATACAAGCGCATTGGATCTGAAAGAATTGGGAGAACGGTTTTCTGCCGCTTCACTGTTTGGAAAGCTTGCAAACATTGGTGATGATATTTCAGATGAATTTATCACTAATCCTGCAATTTTCAAGAAGATTGTTTCCGGTGACAGAATCAGGGGTGAACACAAAGGGCAAGACGAATTTTTCTTTGATCCATACTGTAAACTGTTTTTCAGCGCAAACAGTATTCCCCGTATCAAGGATAAATCCGGCGCAGTAATTGACCGTTTGATTATCATTCCATTCAATGCCCGATTTGACAAAAATGATCCCGATTTTGACCCGTATATCAAATACAAGCTAATCAAGCCGGACGCAATGGAAAGACTGATTGTATTGGGCTTGCAAGGGCTTGAAAGAGTAATGCAAAATCAGGGCTTTACAACGTCCGAAAAGGCACAGAAAGAGTTGCAAGAATACGAAATTAATAACAATCCGATTCTGTTGTTCTTTGGTGAAATTGACGCTGAAACGCTGCTGTATAATCCCACGGCGGACGCTTACAGAAAATACAACGAATTTTGTATTTCAAACAGTTTCCAGCCTATGTCACAGATTGAATTTTCAAAGCAGGTCAAGAAACATTTCGGTTTTGATATTGCGACAAAATCAATCAAGGGTAAGAAACACAGGATATTCATTGAAAAGGAGTGAATTTTATGACACTGAAAGAAAAGGTAATGCAGGTCAATCCTCGTTGTTTGGATGAAAGGTATCTTGGCGGTGTAATTGGATGCCCCGCAGAATACCCGTATTTGAACGATGATACAATGCAGGACGGCACGCCGTATCATGGATGTGACAGGGAGTGTATTGCGGAAAAGTGTGCAGAATGCTGGAATCGTGAATATGTTCCGGCTAATGGTTCAAACGTTCCCACGGCGTCAAAGTTGCCGCCTATGCCCGAAGTTGCCCCGCCTGCTGACGCTGTAAATCATCCGGAACACTATACCAGATACAAGCACGAATGTATTGACGAAATGATTGCTATGTTTGGCGTGGATGCCGTCAAAGCGTTCTGCCGGTGCAATGCTTACAAGTACCGCTACAGAGCCGGTGCAAAGGGTGACGCAGCGGAAGACCTTGCAAAAGCTGAATGGTACATGGATAAGCTGATTCAGCTTGAAAAGGAGGGTGTGAAGAATGGCGAAAATTCATAAGATTACAATGTATGTCGTTGATTCTGATGACAGATACGATGATGTTGACGATCTGATTGACGATATGATGTACAGAACAGACGCAATGCTTGCAGCCCCGCCGGAAACGGAAACGAAAGAATTTGAATGGGACGATGATCTGATTATCAATGATAGCAGCTGTGCCCGTGAACAGTGTGAACAGTTTTACAATGAACTCGATGCAAAGATGGGCGAAGAAAACTATTTCCAGCCGGTCTATAAAACAGAAGATGAAAAACCGCCCGCCGTTTCGGACTGGAAAAAACTCAACGATTTTATTACCGGCGGGTTGGGCATTGATTACAGCCGTTAGAATGCGTTGTATGACGTTTTCAAGGATTCAGACGTAAAACTATACCCCAAAAGCAAACGGGGCGTAAAAACGATTTTAGGAGGTATTACAACGATGTTGTACACAACAAAATTGCAGTCCGAATGGGTGAAGCTGCTGGAAAAAGATGATAAGAAAATTGCCGGTTGCGTTTATGACGGTACGGTTTACATTTCTCCGGACGGATTTATTGCATATGCAATTCCGCAGTCCAACTTCTACCTTGACATGACAAAGATTAAGGAATGGAGCGCATACAAAAGTTTTCCGCAGCAGGACGCATGCTATCCGCTTACATTCAAGGAAAAGCGTATTGTCAAAACGATGGTGAACAAGGAAAAAATCCTGTGTATTTTCACGGATGAAGATGGAAACGAACATGCGCTTGACAGTAAGATGGTGAAACCGTTTGAAATGGGTTGCCGATTCTGGACAGCGAAGAAGAACAGCAATTCCATGGTTCTGATTACAGAGAACAATGTTCCGGTTGCGGTATGTATGCCGGTTGACTTGGCAAAGGTACACAAATGATCTGGTTTGTTATGGGCGCAATGTTTGGCGGTGTGGTTGGTGTAGCTGTGATGTGCTGCATGATTGCCGCAAAGGAGAGTGACAAAGATGATTGATTTTATGCTTGACAAAATCATGAATACATACACGTTTGAAAATCAGCGTGAAATTTTTGTGGAGGAATGTGCAGAAGCTATCAAAGCGGTGCAGAAGTGCAAGAGAGCCGAAACAACTATTGAATATACAGCTGCGTTTGAAAATTTCTGTGAAGAAGTTGCAGACGTTTGTATTATGGCGGAACAGATGAAGCGGTTTTGCAGCCCTGCAAAGATTGACAAAATCATTGCTGCAAAGCTTAAAAGACAGATTGAGAGGTTGGAATAATGGAAGATTGCTATTTCCTGCGGGGCAAGAATCATTGTGCTTGTTTGACGGTCGGTAAGTGTACAGAGCCGGACACATGCAGCTTTTACAAGACCAAAGAACAGTATGTGCAGGAGTTGGATGCGTCAATTCTGCGATGCAGAGAAAAGGAATTGTGCCACAGATGCCCGTACACAACATATAACCAGCCGTGCAGACTGTCCACAGAACCGAGGGTGAGCGAATGACCGAAACGGAAATGTTGATGGAGTATAACCGCAGAAAGAATGCTTTCCCGCCGTGCTATGACCGGCACAGCGGGGAACACTGCACAGAACGTTTTGTCGGTTGTCATTCGCAGTGCAAGCGGTATCTTGAATACAGAGCGCAGCGGGACAAACTGCTTGAAGAACAGCATAAGAAATCCGAAGCGAGCAGAGCGAGGGAAGAAAATTTCCAGCGGTGCGAAAAGATACACAACAGGAGGATCAGAAAGAAATGATTAAGCTTGAAAACTTTAGTGTTTCCGGATGGGACGCAGCTATTCGGGGAATGCGGAATCCTATGAACAGCTGGGAGAAGTCGGACAGCGGACGCTGTATTTATAACGACGATGATCCGGATTATTACTATGTTGGTAAGAATGATTTGCAGCTGATGAAACAGCTGGTTGCAGCTGGTTCAGATCACAGCAAATTCATGCGTATGATTAACGTCACAGTTGACATTACAGCCCCGCTGTATTGGTGGAAAGAAATGGACACATACAAAGTCGGAACAGTCCGGAACAGTTGCAGCACGATGCACAAAATTCACAGCAAGGAATTTGAACTGCATGATTTCAGCTGTGAGCACTTGATTATTGACAGCATGAATCCGAATGCCCCGCTTGCAGCATTGACGCATACAATCAATGTTCTGAATGAGTATCGGGAAAAGTACCTTGAAACTACAAACAAGTTGTATTGGTGGCAGCTGATTCAGCTGTTGCCGTCAAGCTACAATCAGCGGGCAACAGTGCAATTGAATTATGCTGTACTGCGGGCGATGTATCATGCAAGAAAAATGCACAGACTTGATGAATGGCGCAAATTCTGCGAATGGTGCGAAAGTCTGCCGTATGCTGAACTGATTACAGAGGTAGCAGCATGACAAAATTTGAATCGTGGCTGAAAGCTTGCAAGGAAATGGGCGATGAAGTATGGAAGCTTGAAGAATGCGGAAACGTCAAGTTGTTCAAACTGATCCGTCATAACAGAAAAGGGAATCACTACGAAAATAACTATCATTACATGGACGTGAACTATCATGTATGGAACACTGACACGGGCGAATGGTTTGTACATTCTGATTACAGAACAGCATACGAATATTACAAGAAAAGGAGGAAAAGTGAATGACACTTGATGAAATTATTAACTTCCTTGTAGTCAAATCGGAGGACTTTGGACACGCTACACTGTGGGGGAAAGACCTTGAAACAGTAGTTGCATTTCTGGAAGAACTTGCAGAACGGAGGAAAAGTGAATGAGTGGCGGCAGTATGGATTATACGTTTTGTCGGATCGAGGAATATGCGAGTATGCTTGAAGATCCGGAAATGATTGCACTTGCAAAGGACATGGCGGAAATTTATCGTGCAGCTGAATGGTATCATAGCAGCGACACATGCAGAGAAACGTACATGAAGAAAGTGAAAGAGTTTAAGGAAACGTGGTTTGAATCCGACAGAACAGAACGTCTGAAAGGGTACGTCAATGAAATTTTCGACGCTGCAAAGGAAAAATGTCTTGAAATGATTGTGTAAAATGCACAAAAATTTCGGGGACTGTTGAAAAGTCGGAACAGATGCAAAAATCATCTGTAACCGTTGAAAATGCCGATATATAGCGGTTTTCGCTGTTTGCGGTAACGGATGGGTTACAGATGATTTTGCAATGTGTAACCGTTGTTTTTGGCTATATATAGCGGAAAAGTGGGCAAAAGTTACAGATGGAACACATTCCTTTATTACTTGTGTATTTTTTAAATCATCGTCATTTTTCGATGTTTTTTAAAATATAATATAATATATAAATATATAATTATCTGTAACTTCTGTTACCCTAAAGCGTTAAAGCGAGGTATACAATGGGTGTAAATGAAGTAATTGAAAAGACTGCACAGAAAGTTGTTGCAGAGTTGAAACGGGCTGATTTGATTAAGGATAACCGGCTTGACAGTTTCAAGAAAACAGAAAAAGTGCTGTATGAGTTGCCGGAATGGAAACTGTCAGAAGATGAAGCGACGCAGAAGTTTGTGCAGCTGGCAGAAAGAGCACTGGACAGAATCAAGGATGATCCCTATTATGATCTGATTGAACTGAAATATTTCAGAGGTTGGACGCATGAAAAGATTGCAGAATATTTCGGAGTGGATGTATCTGTGATTAGTAAACGACGGACAAAACTTGTAAACCAGTTACGACCGGTTATATTTTCAAGTGATTTCATCCGTGAATTGCTGTTTGATCTTTGATTCATACATGCTGATTGCATGTATGAATGATATATACCGTTTAAAACGCCGTTTAAAGGGGCTACAAAGCCCATAGCGGCGTTTTTGTTGTTTTCCCGTAAAAGTATAGGGGTATTTTGTCGGGGCGTTCTGGGGGCTTGTAGGGGCTTTAAAATGGATTTGCACATTCACGGCATATTTACGGCACATTTCGGATTATTCTAAAAATACCCACGGGGGTATATAATTAAGAAAACGGGCGTTTGAGGATACCGAAAATTTTTAATCGGTTTCGGGGGCAGTCGAAACACTGCCGCCCGTTTTAGTAAGGGTTGAGAGTATGAAAGAAAGTATCTGCACAGCAGCAGGAATTTTCGGCAGCTGGATTGCTGGCTTGTTTGGAGGGTGGGACACTGCTATTAGTGCACTGCTAATTTTTATGTGTATCGACTATGTAACGGGGCTAATGGTTGCAGGGATTTTTAAAAAGTCCCCGAAAACGAAAAGCGGCGGCTTGCAGTCGAAAATCGGCTGGAAAGGTTTGTCCCGAAAGTGTGTAACACTGATGCTCGTACTGGTTGCAGCGGAAATTGACCTGTTGCTTGGTACGTCATATGTACGGGATGCGGTATGTATTGCATTTGCACTGAATGAGATTATTTCCATCACGGAAAATGCGGGGCTGATGGGTGTGAAAATGCCCGTTCCGCTGCAAAAGGCAATTGACCTGTTGCAAAGTAAAACAGGGGAGGGCGAAGAAAATGACAAACGCTGAATTTATTTCGTGTGTTGCTGAACTGGCAAAAAATGATTGTCGGGTGTTGCCGTCGCTGACGATTGCACAGGCAATTTTGGAATCTGGCTGGGGTCGTTCCGGACTTACAAAAAAGGCAAATGCCCTGTTTGGTATTAAAGCCGGTAAGGATTGGAAAGGCAAGGTATACAGCAGCAAAACAAAAGAATGCTATGACGGCACAAATTTTGTGGATGAAGTCGCAGCATTCAGAGCCTATAACACATGGGGCGAAAGTGTACAGGATCATACAGAATTTCTGTGTGGGCTGAAACGCTATGCAAAGGTTATCGGCGAAAAGGATTACAAGAAAGCCTGTAAAGCAATTAAGGCGGCAGGTTATGCAACTGATCCGGATTATGCAGAAAAGCTGATTGCACTGATTGAGAAATACAAGCTGTATGAATTTGACGGGGTTGCAGCTGACAAGGAAGTAAAGCCGGTACAGAGTGCAAGAGTGTACAAGGTTGTCAAGGGTGACACGCTGGCAGCCATTGCGAAGCGTTACGGCGTTTCTGTTGGACTGATTGTGCAGGCAAACAAAGACGAATACAAGCGCATTACACCGGATTATATTCAGGCAGGCTGGATTCTGGACATTCCGACGCAGAAATACATTGTCAAGCGTGGGGACACACTGACGGCAATTGCACAGCGTTTCAACACGACTGTTGAAAAGATTGTTGAAAACAATCGTGCAGCATATAGCCGCATTACACCTGATTACATTCAGGTTGGATGGGTGCTGATTGTGTAATGGATGAACCGAAGCTGAAACCACAATTCAAGTTAGTGGCTACTTATTATGTAGGCGAAGCAATGGGAAACGCTGAAAAAGCCGTTGTTATGGCTGGGTATTCTCCGAAGTATGCAAGGGGCAACGCTTACAAGATAGTTGCAAGACCAGAAGTACAGGAGTATATAAAGTGGCTGAATAGCCTTGCAGAATCAAATCCGTATAGGCATGTTGCAACTATTACCGAAATACAGGGGTTCTGGACTGACGTTATGAATAACGGTGAATGCCGTACTGCTGACCGTTTGAAAGCGTCTGAACTTCTGGCAAAGGTACACGGCATGTTTAACAGTGAGGAATGGTAAGAACTAACGATAGTTAGGAGTTACATAAATGCTTAATAATTTCTATACTTCTGACGCATGGCGGAACTTGGTGCAGGTGTTACGGTTGCAGCGGGTGAATGATGCAGGTGACATTATATGTGACTTCTGCGATAAACCTATCATACACAAATATGATTGTATCGGTCATCACACAATACCGCTGACAGAACAGAATGTGCATGATGCAAACATCAGCTTGAATCCGGATCTGATACAGCTGGTACATCATGGTTGTCATAATAAGATACATGACAGATTAGGTCTATCGTACAAACGACAGGTGTTTATTGTTTATGGTTCTCCGTTGGCTGGTAAGGCTGAATGGGTGCATGACAACATGAACACGGGTGATCTGATTGTTGACATGGATAGTATATGGCAATGTGTATCAGGACAGGAAAGATATATCAAACCTAACAGACTGAAACAGAATGTATTCGGTGTGCGTGACCTGCTGATAAATGCAATACGAATGCGGCAGGGTAACTGGTTGAATGCGTATATCATTGGTGGTTATCCCTTGATAAGTGAGAGAGAACGACTGTGTAAAAGTCTGGGTGCAAGGTTGGTGCACATTGATACCAGCAAGGAAGAATGTTTGCAGCGTTTGCATGAATGCAGTGACGGGCGTGACGTTACCGAATGGGAGAAATATATTTCTGAATATTGGGAGAAATTTTCTTGAAAAAAATTTTCTGAAAAAATTTTTTGATACCCCCCCCCTCCCAAAAATTTTTCAGAAAAAAATGGGAAC